GTTGGTTGCCGTCACCGACCTGCATGTCAGCTATGGCGGCAAATCGTTGACCTGCTTGAACCACTATACCCATTAATTGCAATAATGTTGCTGATGGTTCTTTGAAAGGTAAAGGCATAAATGCATCTCTGATATTTCCTCCAGGTGCATCTACATCTCTAAACTCTCCAGGTTGTATCGATTGCGCTTCATCTCTAACACGAATACCTCTTTGTTTAAATCCAGCTGGCATGTTTGAAAATGTGCCAGCATCTAACAATTGTCTTAGTGCATTCGTTGCGGTTCTTGATAATCCACCAATCATGTGAATTAAGCCAAATCCATAAAAACCTAAACCCGGTAAAAATTTAAAATGTGTAAAATATTCTATTTTATTTTTTAGTGGGTCTTCAGCTTTATAGTTTCTTCTAACAGATAAAACTTCTCTCGATGATGTATCAATTGTTACAATGTAAGGAAGTTTTATTCCTGTTGGATTTTGCTCCATGTCTTTGTCTTCAAAGCCTTCAAGATCTAAATTTGTGTGAAATTCTAGAATTGTAAACATTTGTTCATCTCTAGTTTTTCTAGTTCCTTCTAGCTCTCTTTCTTTTTTCTCTACTTCTGTTTCTTGTGAATAACCTGGTGTAATTTCTATATCTCTATAGAAACCAGATACTTGTTTTTTTCTTAAATCATTTTCTGATATTTTTAAAACATGCACCACTGCCTCTGCGTCTTCTAAAGAAGTAGCAGTATATGGAACTATCAGATCATCTGCTGGTACAAATTTAGAAACGGCTCTGTCAAGAAGCTCATCATAATATACTTTCTTGAATGCAGAGCCGCTAAGAGGGAGATAAAAAAGTAACTGATCGAACTCGGGTTCATACTCTTTCATCTTATTCATGAGTTGATAGTTCATGAAATTTTTTACTCTTGTAGCTTGGTCCTCTTTTTGTTTATTTACTACACCCATAATTTGGGTGTGAACTGGACCATTTGCTGGTAGTAATTCTTTGTAAGCGTGTGCTTGAAACTGTGTTACCGCCTCAGCTAATACAGGGTGAGTTGCACCACTTGCATTTGTAAACGGTTGTGATCTCGTTTGATATTTAAATCCTAATAAATCTAAACCTTTTGTATATCCATCTTCCCAATCTTTTCTAGAAGCTTTATATTGAGTATAGTTTTCATAAAGCTCAGAACCTAGTCTACCTAAAACTTCTTCTGGTAATAGATCTGCTAAATTATCAAAATGTTCGTTGGTGCCTGGTTGATTTATGGCTTCAGGATCAAAACTAATTGTTGCACCACCATCTTCCTCTGGTGTTATTTCAACATCTTGAGAACCTTGTGCTTCTTCTATATTTGCTTGAGACGCTTCTACAATCTCTTCTTCACTAGGTAATTCTATTTCTTGCTTTACGTTTGGTAAAGACTTGTCTATTTCTGACATTACTTTTCTCCGAGTTCGAAACCACTATAGTCTTTTTTCCAGGAACATTCAACCCCTGTGGGTTAGGCCCTCTCTCTGGTGGTATCGTAGTTGTTAATTTTTTAGTCATCCGTTAATGCCTTATATCCTTGTATACCTAATGATAAACCTAATCCAGCTAAACCTGCTCTAGAAAGAACTGTTAATCCTAATCTACCTAATCCTAAACTAGCAATTTTTCTAGCGGCTGCAGGCAACCCTCTCGTTAGTTTTGGTGTCTGTTCTGCAAACGCAGGATACAAATAATTTAGTGGATCTGTTGCAATATCTACCGGTGAATCTCCTTCGGATACCTGACGTGTAATATCCATAGCTGCTAATGGTGCGAGTAGACCTGGTGATGCTGCAACTCCTAAACCACGTCCCAAAGTTCTAAAACCTGTTTTAATAATACCTGGTTTTTTCTTTTCTACACCTGGAGACCTAGATGCAAATTTTAAATTTGATCTACTAGCCTCTATTGTTTTTGGTGCAGTTGCAGCTATTGATCCTGCAACAAGCGCACCTGCTAGTGGTAATTGAAAATCTAAAATATCGGGCCTTGGCAGTTCTGTTGTTACTGGGTCTGTTGCCATTGCAACCAACATATTTTTTTGTTGAGATTCACTAGATAAATAAGTTGTTGGATCATCGTTTCTAAATTCTTTTACAATTGCAGATCCAACTGTTCCAGCAAGTCCTGCTACTGAAAATGTTTTGAAACCTGGTGATTTTAAAAATCCTAATGCTGAAGCTTTAAATTTATCTAATCTACTTGCATCTTGTGCTAGTTTTTGTGGATTTTTTTCTATAGCATCTTCAACAGCTTGAACACAACTAACAGTTCCTCCATCTTGTTTTCTACTTTTGACTATAGTACAAATAGGACCATCTGCTGCTGCATCAGCTCTTACCTCATCAAACAATGTAGTCTTGTCAAAAACAGACATTGCCTTTTTACCTTGACTTAATAACTTAGGAATATTTTTTTCATTTATTTCTGGAGTAGTACTAGACGCTGTAAATATACCATCGGTAAAATCAAATTTTATATTTTTAACAAGATTAGGTGTTCTTGATTTTGTAAGTTTTAATTTATCTTCTATTTGTTTTTGAAGACCTGGTTTATCTGCTGGATCTGCATTTGAATACTGATCTGCTAAACCACCTGGTCTAAAAATTGGAAAGTCAAAATTTTGTGCCTTCCAATTATTTACTGCAGGTGAGACGTAACCATCTATTTTAGCTCTAACACTTATGTCAGCATATCCTCTATCGTATGCTGCTATAGGTAAACCATGCTCTGCAACAAAGCCTTTGGTGCCAAGTTTTTCTGTTGCACCTGTGGTAAAAAATCTATTTGCTAAATCGTTATAGTATCTAATTTTTTTAGGATCAGTTTCTTCTGAAGCAAACCTTGTAAATCTTCCAAAATTATAATCTCTTCCGTATAATGTAAAAGATTTTTTTAAAGATGTAGGGATTTTATTTGTTATTTCACCTGTCTTAACTGCGTCAAGTATTGGTTTACCACCAGTTGTTTTACTTGTAACTTGACCTGTTTTAGCAAGATATAAATTTTTTAATCTTTGTTTAAAACTAGTTCCATTATTTTGCTCGTATAAAGTTTTTAATTGATTAGGAGTTACATCTGGATTTTCATTTGCAAGTCTATCTAATAATTTTGTTTCATTAAATACCTTAAAGTCTCCTCTGGCTCTTCCACCTTTTACATCTAAAAAATTTTGTTTTAGTTCATCTACAACCTGACTAACAGGTTTTCCTGCTATCATAGTAGGGACCTGTAAACCTGAACGATCTGCAAGACGTTGACTACCTTCTAGATATTTTAAAAAGGTTTTAAATATTGCTGAACCCTCACCACCTTTTGTGCCCTTTATTGCAAACTCTGGTAATATCTTTGCAACGGCAGATGGTTTAATAGATAAAACATCTCCATTATTTTGTCTTAAAATATTCTGAAGTGTAAATACAATCTTGTTAGTTCGGTAATCGTTATAAGTTGCAATACCTTTTTCTGCTAAGACTCTTGCAAATAATGGTTTTGAAATACTGGGTTTCTTATACCCTTTAGTTTTTATTTCTTTAAAAATTTTATCAACAACACCATCTTTACTTAAATGTTTTATTGGCTTACCATTAACTATACTTGTCTTAGTGTACTTATCTATAATAGATGCTATTTCATCTAAAGCTTCTTGACTTGGGTTTTGTATTCTATCTAATTCTATTTGCGGAGTTACGGCCATTACACCTCCAGGATTTTAGCTAGGCCACCACTTCTAAATCCAAGTCCTACTTCTATGCCAAGTTGTTTTTGAAGCTCTTTAATCGCATCTGGATAATCATCTGGATTTTTTAAAACTTTATTTAACTGTCTAAAATATTCTGTCTTTTCTTTTCCAACTAAAGTTTTATCTGTGCCAAGACCTGCAAATGCTCTTGATATATCTTTACCTGTAAAACCATATTTACGTAAAGCTTGGAAACCCATTCTTGCAGCACCTCCAACAAAGAACGGCACTCTACCACCATCTTGAAATTCAAAGTCTTCTGGGTTTACTGTTTTTGGATCAAACATTCTATCAGTTACTGATCTACCTCTACCATCTTTAATTCTTACAAGTCTTTCTGCAAATATTTGAATGTCGTTTGGACTATCTAATTTTGTAATTGCCGATGCAACCTTTGGCCCAAAATATTTTTGTACTATTAATAATGGATCACCAAATCCTCCGCCTCCACCTTCAGTCATAAATCTAAAATCATCTGCTTCCATAATTGATGATAGAGTTGTACCACCTGGAAACTCTGGATCTTCCATATCTTTTATTCTATTTAAAAAATCTCTAGCATTTGCTCTTGCAACTGGTTGAGCATTTTTTGATACACCTGCGTTTAAATAAATTGTATCTACTATTTGATCCATAATTAATTCATTATTTTTAACATCTTTAATTGATTCTAAACCTCTACCTGTTTGACTTAAACCTTGTGATTCATCAACAGCTCTTGCCATATCTCTAAACGTTTCATCCGCTGATTGAACTGGCGCTGCAATATCATCTGGTCCGCCACGTGAACCTGGTGGTGGTAAATCGTCTGCTGCTCTTAAAGACATCAAACCAGCTTTATCTAAATCTCCAGTTCCTGTAGCAAGGTCTGTAACATTTTTTGGAATCGCAGGTGGAAAGTAAACATCCTCCATCTTCTTCATGTTAGATAATAATTTGTTTGCTTGAATATCATTTAGCTTACCAGATACGGCATAACCTATGGAGCTTGTTAATTCTTCTACTGCTTTTGATTGTGGTAATACAGCTAATGCCTCTTCGTTGATGTCCATGTCTAACATCAACTCGGGTGATTTACCTTTACCTAAAAAACTTACGTTAGTTTTAGTTCCAAGAACGTCATTAAGATTACCACCTAATTTTTGAAACGATTTAACGATTGCATTTATAAGTTCTCGTCTAGCCATAATATTCTAATCTACTCCTATCAGGTAATGGCTCGTCTTTGTAAGAATCTTTGTTACGAACTAAGCCACCCTGTTTAATACGCATAATCGCCTGGGTCATAGAATCGACATAGTCATCATAATCGCCATTCGGAAATGCTGCACATTCCTCCACGACTTCTTGAGCAAAATGTTGGTGCATAGGGGCCCATATCAATCCTGTCTCAAAAAGAGGTGATACTGAATTTACTCTTGCATGCTTATCATTTCCTCGGCTCGGTGTAAAGTTAACAACTGGAATTCCCATATCCCTCAGTTCGGCTGTGAGAGGCACTCCTGATGCCTTAGCCTCAATAATTACCATATCAGGACGCCAAAATAGATACTCCTCATGAGCCACTTTTTTAAGCTCTGGAAACTCATATCTGTCCTTAAAAGCGTTTAACAGTATTATATTCATTCCATGGTCCTCGGTCTCAAATACTCCCCATGTCGTTATCGCACTATAGTCGGCAGTTTCTTTTTTAAGAAAAGCTGTATCATATGATTGTATTATAAACTCACATTTAGGTGGATCTTTATCTTCCCAGTCTCGCCACCAATCACGTTTGATTATAGCTCCTTCTTCAGCTGTTGGCTGTTGCATATACTGAGCGTTCCAGTTGTTCACTGGAATAGATGCTTTTGTTTTCTCTAACTCGTCCTTGGTCCAGTATTCTGGCCACACGGGTTTACCATCAGGGAGCAGGGCAGGTAATTCTACTACATCCCATTCGTCAGAGTTTTCTTCTCCCTGAGCCTTGATTAGTTGTCCAGTCAAATCTTTTGTAGACCATCTTGTCATTACAACAACGATACGACCTCCTGGTTGCAAACGTTGTCTTGGACCTGACGTATACCAGTTCCATGCTTTCTCGAATGACTTACTATCTTTTTTAATATCTTGTTCTTTGTGCGGATCGTCGATGATTAATAGATCAGCACCACGACCTGTTATTGCTCCACCGACACCGGCAG